GACAAGTACGCTGTGCTCTGCCCGGCTGGAAAACCTTGTGACTTGAAATGGACGAACGAAATCGACCAAAAGCTGTTCGGTGCTGGCTTCGGCGCTAACGACATCGAAAAGGTGTTTGCCAAGGCGAATGACGGTCTTTGCACCATCGTGAACAGCGTGGCTAATGCCGGAGAGTTGAGAACATGGAGAACAGAGGTGCTTATGTCCGCTGTGCCTGCCCTCAACGAGTTCATGCAGCACGTGATTGTGGATTCCAGCACCGCTGGCTAAAAATAACGCATTGGAGTAGTAGTTATGGAAAAATCATTCGACCCGATAGCATACCTCAATGGTCTTACAAGGTTTGTCTTTGAAAAGGATGCCTTGGTGAATATCGCCTACGAGAACGGTTTGATGGAAATCACAGACCGCTTTCAGATAGACGAATCCACGAAAGACCATTGCCTTATCGCTTTGTATGAAATGGTTGTAAACGGCCCGTGGTCAGTGGCTTCATCGTCATTACAGCATGGCAGTTACAGGCAGGACATAGGAAGCGAAACGGTAACGGCAGCCATCATTCAGAACTTGAAAGACCGTCTGAAAATGCTATACAAAAAGTACGGTATGGAGGATGCTCTTGAAAGCATGGATGATGGCGGTATGCAATGGGTGAATGAAAACTCCTTAGATGTTTAGAGCGTATGTATTTCAGTAGAAAAGCAATAACCGAGTATCCGTTTCACGGCACATTCTTCACCGTGATTACGACCACACCCGATGATGGCGACCTCTTGGGGGGAAGCTCTTCGGAAACGGTCGAGGAAACCGTATTGCTTGAAACGGAATGCGACATACAGAAAGCGGCAAAGATGTTCAGCGACGGAACGATAATGGCGGACTACAAAGTATTCTTCCCTTGTGAGGTTGGAGCAGAATTGCCCATACGCTTTAATACCAACTTCCGCTGTTTGGACTATGCGATACCCGTACAGGGTCGTGTGGTAGGCTTGGAATACAGCCAACTTGGAGATTGCATGGTGGACATCAAAATGAGCGAGGTGTAGGGTTATGGCAAAGAAGAACCGCATACAGGCACTGATTGACTTCCTTTCAAGAGAGGGGCAGAAGATAGTGGATAGCCAGTTGCAAAACAAAGGCTACACACATCGAAGCCACAACCTGCACGACAGCTACGGCTGGGGTGTGTATCTCAACGGAGAGTTGAAAGCAAGCGGTTATCCAGCGGTTCAAGCCACCGAAGGAAAGAAGTGGTATGGTGAAACGATTAAAGGTCGTGAAGCCATAGAAACTTACCTAAAGACCAAATACAAAGCTCATCCGGGCATTGACTTGGTTGTGGTGGCAGCAATGCCATACGGGGAGATAGTCGAGGAGAAATACAAGTACGAGGTGATAGCCACCGCAAGGAATGACTTGAAACGGTTATCCACCAAGTTCAAGAACTCGACTTATGGTATAATTAAAAACGGTAGTTACTAAATGGACATCATATATAAGACAACATCGCAAGTGGAAAACTTCTTTTCCATGCTGCTTACAAAAGCAGGTATTTCCAAGAACTTATTTATTGGAAGTATGCCTGCAACGGTAGATAGCGGCTGGAAGGACATGGTGCTTGTCGATGTGCTTTCCATGCGTGATTACGATGCTTACGCCCAAGGCTCTGCCAACGTATTCTTGTACGCTAAATCGGTGGATAGCCGTGGTACAAAGCCAGTGAAAGCCCTCTACGAAATGGAACTCGCACTCGACAAGGCTATCAAGGAATGTAACGACAGACACTATGTGATTGACGTGAACTTCCGTGATGCTGACTACGACCAAAACAGAAACTACTACTACAATGTGATAAACATACAGGTAACAATAAGGTAAACAGATTATTAACAGGATAACATTTTAAGATTATGGCAAAAGTAACTTATACAGGGAAAACGGCACAGAAGCTCAAAAAGCCTTCATACATCGTTGCAACTCTTTTTGCGCAAGGTGACACCGACAAACCCACAGGTGATACCTACGTCTTTGAAGACATCGAGCGTGACACCACATCTGTATCGCAGGACGATAACGACACCACGACCATTGACCGTGAAACTTCCGACACTCCCATCGACGAGGTTGTAACTCTCGGAAAATGGAACGTGTCTGCCGAACTTGACGATGTGCAGGATGACTTGCTCGTTGACCTCATGGGCTTCTTCAAGGATAAGGACAATAACGTATGCGCACCTGCAACGTACACCGACAAGTACATCCAGTTTGATGTGGCGTACAAGAACGGAACGGACACAAATGGAGCTGACAAGTTTGTAGCCATGCGCGTGCCTAAGTTGAAGCTGAACGCGAAGCTCGTTCTTGAAAGCCTTAACTCTGACCTCGGCAATATCACTATTGCTGGTACGGCTCAAAACATCAAGGTTGAATACGAAACGGGCAAGTTCAAGGACACTCCGTTTATCAAGGTTGCTGATTGGAAAGTGCCGACAGAAACGGCTGGTGCATAAACTGGTAGGTAAGAAGATTGTATAACAAGGGCGGTAGGCTGATGTGCCGCCGCCCTTTTTGTTTTAGGAATAATGGGAAAGATACATAGGATAAAGAAATCACCCGAAGAAAAGAAACGGCTGGAAGAACTTAGAATAACACCCGACAAGCGCGTATCTGACGAAAGCATGGAGCGCTTGGCTCGCATAATGAACGACAGCCCAAGCCTTGTAAAACTTCATGGCACGGAGTGGTGCATCAAAGGCTTGAAGCCCGGTGTGCAATGGCTTATTGCCGAACAAGCGTGTAAAGTGGTGAAGGGCGAGAAACTGAGTATGGGCGATGTAATCAAGGAGTTTGCGGTAAATCTCCCTGCGGTGGTACACGTTATCACGCTTGCCTTGCTCAACGACAAGGAACGCATTTTCTCCGACTACGAGAAAAAAGAACTTTCTGAGGAATACCACCAAGTGTACGACCTTCTGATGTGGGGCGAGTACGACATGAAGGACTGGGCTTTGTTGCTTGGTGAAATCCTCAACCTCATAAGCACGGATTTTTTTTTCGAGAGTACCAATGTGATTCAGACCGTGAGGGAAATGACCCTGACGAGGAAGATGACGAAAGCGGAACGAAGCTAATCACCTCTCGCACCGAATGGGGGCAGATGGTGGACTTCCTCCGCTCTAACCCTTGGTGTTCTCGTGATGAGTATATGTGGCAAATGACCGTAGGACAGGTGAGGTTAAGCTCGTTTGACTTCTCCCATGTGGAATACGGCAAGGACAAAAAGAAGAAGAAAAATAAAATGACTGCTGGCGAATGGTTGATGCGGCAGGGAATTTCAGACGAAGAAAAACGGAATACGGACGATTTGGGTCGAAAAATAATAAATGTATAGGCGGTATGGCAAATAACGAAATAGGCGGATTCTTGAACATTACTCCCGATGTTCTCAACAAGTTGGATAGCTTCGACAAGAAGCTGGAGCAGATAGAAAAACATTCCAAGACGGCAGCAGATGCGTTGAAGAGTGGATTTAGCAGTATAAACCAAAGCACATCTACATTGTCGCTTACAATCGGTGCGCTGGCGAAGCAGATTGAAAAGCTGAACACGGCAGGAGTTGCTGTAAAGAATGTAGGTGCAGCGATGAATAACACGGCACAAAGCGCACAGAAAACAGCTACTTCAACAAGTGTACTGACGCAAAATCTTAGCGGTATGGCACAGATGGTTAACCAGTTATCATCTTCACAACCTTTCAAGAATTGGAATATTGAAAAGCTGCGCACTACACAATCTGCCCTTCTGAAAGACATGGAAGCATTGCGTGAAAAATATATGCGCATTTCAAGCACGAACAAGCCATTAATAGCATCCATATCGGGAGAAAGTAAAAATGAAATTGGGAAGTTGTATGCGCAAATACAACTCCCCAATGCCGCAACTTTAATAAAACCATACGTTGATGAAATCCAAAGGCTTAAAGCAGAAATACAAAGAGTTAGCAGCGCAAGCAATACGCTATCTGCGCCATTGAGAAAAGAATTGGCTGCTGTAAAGAAAGAATATGAAACGCTTTCAAATTACATTCAAACTATCAATTCAAAGATTGTTGAGTCGATTGGGAAGAATGATGCGATGTCTCAGCAATCCAAGAAAATCAACGACTTAAAAACAAAAATTCAAGAAGTTGTTTCTGAATTTGAAAAGCTGAAAAGTAGCGGAAATGCCTACAATTCTGACGGCTCTTTGTCTGCACAATCTCGCCAGTTAGCGGCTAAGAAGAAGTCGCTGGAAGAAGAATTGAGACTACAAGGCCAATCACTACAACAAGCAATAGATTCAGAAAACAAAAAAGCAGCTCTGGCAGACAAGGCGGCTCAACGTGCAGAAGCGGCAAGGGCAAGAGAAGCCAAAGCGGCAGAAGCGGCAAGAGCAAGAGAGGAGAAGGCGAGTGAGAGGGCAGCTGCAAAAGCGGAGAAAGATGCTGAACGCAAAGCCAAAGCTGACGAAATGGCGGCTCAACGTGCGGCTAAGGCAGCGGACGCACTGGCAAGACAGCAGGAAATGGCAAGACGGACAACTCCGCAAGGTGCGTTGGACTATTCCAAAAATGCAAAATCACTCCGTGACCAAGCCAATGCCATAAACTACTTGAAGCAGGCTCGTTTATCTTTGAATACCACAGATGCAAACTATAAGAATACGCTAACATCCATAAACAATGCCATAGCCCAGCACAACCGTGCCTTGCAGCAAGCCGGAGTGCAATCGCAATCCCTTGCACGAAGCCACCGCAACCTTATGGACACCGCAGGACAGCTCAAACGGCAACTTGCATTGGTGTTCTCCGTGTCGCAGATTGAAGGATATGTAAGCAAGATTGCAACCGTCCGTGGTGAGTTTGAACTTACCCAACGCTCGCTGCAAGCTATCTTACAGAACAAGACACAAGCTGACAAGATTTTCGGACAGGTGGTAGAGCTTGCCGTAAAATCTCCGTTCCGAATCAAGGATTTGGCTTCATACGCAAAACAGCTTGCGGCATACCGTATCGAAAGCGACAAACTCTTTGATACCACCAAACGGCTTGCCGATGTATCGGCAGGTCTGGGTGTGGATATGCAACGCCTGATTTTGGCTTACGGGCAGGTCAAGGCGGCTGCATACTTGCGTGGTACGGAAGTAAGACAGTTTACGGAAGCAGGTATCAACTTGTACGGTGAACTCCAACGCTATTTCCAAGAAGTGAAAGGCGAAGCGTACACTACCGCACAGATTGTAGATATGATTTCCAAGCGAAAGGTAACGTTTGAGGACATCGAAAACATCTTTACTCGTATGACAGATAAAGGCGGTCTGTTCTACAATATGCAGGAGATACAGGCTGAAACTTTGCAAGGCAAAATCTCCAACTTGAAGGATAGTATCGACATTATGATGAACTCAATCGGTAAGGCTAATGAAGATACGTTGAAAGGCTCGATTGATACGGTAAAGGTGCTTATTGATAATTGGGAAACGGTTGTGAACGTAGCTAAAGCACTTGCTCCGATATTTGCGTCTATGGGCATTGTCGCTTGGAATAAAAAAATAATGGCGGCAAATGCAGGTTTAGGGTTGTTCTCGGTAGGTCTTGGAAAAGCAGGTAATGCAATAAAGGCATTTGGAACAGCATTTAAAGCTTCATTGCCACTTATGGCTGTAATGGCTACAATAGGAGTTATCACTGAACTTATATCCACCGTAAGGGAGTACAACAAGGCTATTGCAGAAAGCACGAATAAGTATTTTGAAGCGAAGATAAGAATATCTACAATTCAAGATGAATCAAAGTCCGATATAAAGAAAGCTCTTGACAAACTTGTTCAAGAAATGAACAACGAGGGGTTTGAAATAAAAATCAAGACAGGAATATCGGAGGAAGAAGCTAAGGACGAATTTAATAGGTATCTTAAAGACTATGAGGAGTTCCTGAATAAGCAGCGTATTATAGAAGCTAAATATGCAAAGAATAAGGCGACCATTTTAGCTGACGATATAGAAGAAGATAGCAAGGATTACGCTTCATCTTATGGTGAGTTTATCATTCAAGGAGAAGAATTGAAAACGGTAATGA